AAACTGAAGCTCTGAAGGGATGATCATTTTCAACCCTCTCGCTGCGATTCTAAGACCTCTTTCGTCAGTCATTTTACCGATGTCAATCATCGATTGTTCTAACGAAGTTTCGTTAAGATCTGCCTGCGTGCTCAATGTATTTTTGAATGTTCCATTGATCGTAGGGTGAGAAGCGTTAAACAAGCTTACGCCATCTCCTGAATCAAATGTATCAGTTGATGGTAGACCGTTGATTAAAGGCTCAACAGCTTTTACTTGTTTCGCGTTACTCATAGATCTTGCTAAAGCTTTTGTGTATCTAGCAGCAAGTCTATCGTAGAGATTATCTTCGATAGCTTCTTCTGTGATAGCAAACGCTAAAGCTACAGTCTCGTGAGTGTAACGAGCTGTGAAAGTTTC